CTCCACCTCCTCCTGGAGTGCTAGCACCCCCGCCACTACCCCCGCCGCCACCAACTACTGTAATTTTAAGTGCAGTAACTCCAGTAGGAATAGTAAATGTTCCATTGGATGTAAAAACTTGACCTTTAATAAAAGGTGCGCCAGAAGTGCTTTGAGTTGTTCCGTCTGGAAAGGTTACTCCAGAACTGTTAATTGTTGTATTTGCCATAAATATTTCCTAAAAATTAAGGTGTGCCGCCACCAATTACTGAAGCTAATGATGTAAAGTTACCTGATGAATCTAATGAAGCTATATTATTTCCTTGGTAGGCAAAATATAGCTTACCACCGGACTCAAAAATAGAAAAGTTAACTGTTTTATATGCGCCGTTAACCAATAAATTACCAACGCCCGGATCTGTTGCTGTACCAATTGATACACCACCAGCTGCAGAAATGCGCATACGTTCAACGGTAGCGGCTTTAAATACTACAGGAGCACCAGCGTCAGTACCAAATACAAATAGTGTATTAGTTTGGTCCCAATACATCTGCGCTTTTTCAGTGCCGTTGTTGTATAAAGACACTGTGGTATATTGCTGACCACCATTGTCAATAGATAGGTTGTTTGAATTACCACCTTTTACATATAGTGTTGCAGGTGTTGATGTAGAACCAATAGATACGTTGCCGCTAGAATCTTTGTAAAACTGACCAGAACCTAAGTTAACAATACCAGTACCACCAGTAAGAGTAGTGGAATATGTAATGCTTGTTGCATTCACATAACCACCGGATAAGTTGGTTGCGGTATATGCTGTAGAACCGGAATATCCGCTAAATCCACTATAGCCAGAAATACCAGAAGTACCGTTAGTGCCACTATAGCCAGAAATACCAGACGCACCATTAGCGCCACTATAGCCAGAAATACCAGACGCGCCATTAGTGCCACTGTAGCCACTATAACCAGAAGCTGCAGTAGCTCCAGAGTAACCACTATAACCAGACAAACCTAAACCGCTGTATCCACTATATCCTGAGATACCAGAACCGCTGTAGCCAGAAAAACCACTACGACCACTGTAGCCAGATAGACCGTTTGTTCCTGAAATACCATCTTGGCCACTGTAGCCAGAGTAGCCGCTGTAACCGGAGTTGCCTGTTGGACCTGTTGCGCCGTTAAAACCACTGTAGCCAGATATACCGGAACCGCTGTAGCCACTAAAGCCAGAAAATCCTGATAAACCGTTTGAGCCGCTATAGCCGCTATAGCCAGATATGCCAGAGTATCCACTAAAACCTGAAATACCGGAGCCGCTATAACCAGAAACACCAGAGCCGTTAAAGCCAGAATATCCTGAAATACCACTAAATCCAGAAGTACCATTTATGCCGTTTGTGCCGGAAAAGCCACTGTAGCCACTGTATCCGGAAGCGCCAGTTGTTGTAGACCAATAAAAACCACTACCATTGTAGCCAAGGTAAGTACCGGATGTCCCTGGTGCAGGCATAAACACAGTGGTGTTCGGCGCACTTTGGTACGGAATCTGGCCTGATGTACCGCCGGATAGGTTACCCGCAGCTGCAGCACCAGAGGCAGAAGCCAATAAAGTTACAGCGCCGCTAGTATTTTTAAAGTATAACTTACCGTCGGTGATGTTAATAGCCAACTCACCATTGGTAAGATTGCCAGACGTCGGCGCTACGCCAGACGTTGCGCTGTAGTAAAGACTAATCGGTGTGTAGCCGGATTGGGCCATGGTTTATTCCTTTAGATACTCTAATATTTCTTGTGGTTTTACAAAGCGATCATTACTATGTTCGGTGGCTTCCCACCATATAAACTGGTTTGCTACTAAATGTGATCGGTCTTTTAGTAGATTAATGTTTTCTGGATGCCCAAATATTAGTGGATCAGACGGACCCCATAACACTATTCCTGGCACACCCTCATCCCATGCAAGATGTTGAAAGAAACTATCAATTCCAATCCAAGTGCGGCACTGCCATAACAGTTCACGCAATGATGCAATTGGTAGGTTCTTTCTAAAGTCTGGTACTAATTGCTCTTCACCCTCAACTCCAATCTGAACTATTGGCTCGTTGATTTGCTCAATGAGCTCTTTCCAATACGGATAGTTTTTTGGGTTTAAAGCTCCGGTTCTGAGCTTTTGTGCGTATGGCGATATGATGATCATAAATACATCTTTCTATACGCAGCTTCTAAACTATCTTTCCATTTCCACTGATCCATCTTTTTGTAGACGTTCCAATGGTCAATGTCACCAAATAACTGTATTGCCTGAGCTATTGACTTCCCGGGAACCACTTCAGGGTAACAGCTAAAAACTTCAGCGTTAGGTATTGAAGGAAGTATGCGGCTGAATACAATATGGTCACCGAGACCACAATTGAGAACCACAATGGTACGATCACGGTGTCCAAGAATATTTCTAAAAATCTGTTCATCATGGTCATACATCTCCTTCTTTGTTTCGCTACGAATCCCACCTTGAGGATTCTTCATGTGCCAAGTTACTGCGTTTGGTATTGCCCAAAGTATATAGCCTTTTTTATGTAGACCATAGGTAAATAAAGTTTCTTCCCTATGTGCTACCCGTGAAAGACCAAGATTATAATCAACAACCCCAGCACGATATAAAAAAGTACAGTGTAAGTGTTCAACTTCTCTTGCTATATTAAACTTACCCCATTGCACATTTGGTTCGGAGTCAATGTTATCAATTTTGCCAGTTATGTTATTTGTATCTGGCGAATACGGTGGAGTTAACACTTGACCGCCAACTGCTCCAACAATGGGGGAAGTAAATCTATACAATTCTTTTAGTACATTAGGTTCTGGCACCGCGTCATCATCAACGCGCCACACCCATTCAAAACCTTCGTTGTTAGCGCTTTGATGAATATGATGCTGACCCCTACGGGTTGCATATCGCCATTCCCACTCAATACCTTTGTGCTTTAGCATCTCAAAGAAATATTGGTAAATCATCTCTTTCCGCATGTCCTGCGGCTTATCATTATCATCGAAGATGACTAGCTTATCTGGCAGCCTGGTCTGGTTGATGATGGCGTTTAGTACGAGAGGCAGCGTGGTGTGGTACCTGCCACGGGTCGCTACAGAGCACAGGATACTACTCATTGTCCCACCTGCAAATCATCAGGTTGCTCGGATTGGCGGCGTTTACTGCCTGCATTCTGTCCGAAATTGTTCCGTCGTGGCTGATGTACGCAAACGTAAATCCAGGAAAATCTTTTTCTGTTAAACCATGCAACTTGTGGTGCTCGCCCCAAAAGCCCTTTGGCTCGTTATGTGGCACCGTAATTAGTAGGCGCTTGCAGTGCTGCTTTAGCTTTTCAACAACCTCTAAGCCGTTGTCAAGGTGCTCAACTACCTCAAACGCAATGATGTTGGTGTACGTACCAAGATCATAGGCGTTGATGTCGGCTTGGTAAAACGTGGCGTTATCAGACCACTCTTGTTCCTTGGCTACGTTTACAATAATGGGGTCGTAGTCCAGCCCCATATAGGCCTGCGTGTTTAAAAACTGGTAGCCGTATCCAGTAGAGCAGCCAATCTCGAGCACAGAGCCTGGCAGTATGTTTTTCCCTGCAAATTCGTATCTTTGCTTTTCACGGGGAAAAACCAGATCGTCCTTGAGGAACACAGCCCGCTCGTAGTTGTTTGACAGACGCCAGCGGTACCAGTCTAGGTTGTACTCCTTTGCCAGCTTGAGCTGGTTAAGTAGGAACGTGTTGTCCCAGTCCTGTACCAGCTGCGGGTCGTGCATCGTGCCCTCTGCTGCGTGGTAGATTGGGAAGTCTCCCCTGTATCCAACGTCCACAACATTAAAGCCACTCAGCTGTGCCTTATGGCAAAACTCAATGTCCTCACAGCCCCCAGTGGCATAATCTTCGTTCAAAAAGCCAATGGTCTGAAACACCTTCGGGTCGATCATCACGCAGAAGAACACGCCAAAACGGCTGCGGGTGATGTCTGAGTGCTGCGTCAGTACCGCCCCAATGTCGCCCTGATCTAGGCGCTCTAACCAGCTACTATCTAGCACGACTGTGTCGTTATTTAGCAGGACAATCTTGTCGCCCCTAGCCACACGGATGCCCTTGTTTGTAGCCTTGGCAAACCCCAGTGGCTCTTGGTTCCACACCACGTACAGGTTCGGTACTGCGGTCTCTAAGTAGTCTAAATAGGCTCTGGTGTTGTCTGTACACCCGTTGGCGCTGATAATCAGCTCTACTTGGGCCATGTCGGTGTGCTTAATAATTGAGTCAATGCACGGCTTTAGGTACTTCTCACAGTTGTTATATGTGGGTATTACTATGCTGTATTTCATGGTTTCCTATTAGGTTCATACGAACCTCTATTATAATACTACTTATGCAAAAAAAAAACCTTAATCTACTACCACTAATACGCAAAAAAGTTAAAAACTGTCCTAAATTAAGCGTCTACTGCGCCTTGATAATCAGCAAAACTCTTTAATACTTCATAAATTGCTGGAATTAAATCGCCCTTTAAATCTTCCATAGCAATGTAGTGAGCATTTTCTTTAACTGTACTCATATTTTGATGTCTTGCATCTTCGTTGTAGTAAATAGCTACTTGGACTTGTAATTGGTCTTTAGTGCCGTAGAAGTTAGTGATGCGGGCGTAGGCTTCTGGTGCTGGTACGCCAAATTGTGTTGAAACGGATAAACGTAATGCCATGATTTTTCCTTTTTAGAATGTCATCTCTGCGGTTTCGGCTTTGGCAACCCAACGAATTGTTGTAGAAGCCTGTCCTGTTACTGTTATTGCTAATCCACCATTAGTTGTATCTGCTGTGGCGGTTACTGTCCAAGTTGCTGCGCCTACATCTGCCGCTACTACAGTCGTTGTTACTGTACCGACTATAGCAGTTGTACCTACACCAGCACCACGCTTAATAGCACCTTCTAGTGTCCAAGCCTTTGTGTTTCCTGCGCCAGTTACACCAGCAATAACTCTGACTTTAAAGTAATAAGCAGAGTTGTTGGGTAGGATTACTTGGTTTGTTCCTGATGCGGCATTAGAGTCTGAACAAAGAACTGTGGCTGTTGCATCTGTGGTTTGACGACCAAGAACTAGTAAAGCAGATTGTGCAACTGCTGATGCGCCAGCTCCGAAAGGTTGTCGAGTAGCTGGGAAAACCATATTTCCTACAATACTTCTAGCAGAACCATAAGTACCACCCATTATGGATGAGTATACGCCATTTGCTAGATTATTAAATCCACCACCAACAAAAGCACCAATTTGATTTGCGGTATTTTGTAATCCTCCAACAATAGAAGAAGCCGCACCACTCGCTGTATTAATATAAACTGTTCCAGAAATGCTTCCACCGCCACCAACAAACGCTGACTCACCTGTTGCTTGGTTTGCTTTACCACCAACTACAGTAGCATAATCACCACTTGCCACATTTCGATTAGCCGCTGTACCAGCATCACCACCGCCACCGATAAAGCTATATGCTCCTGTTGCTTGGTTATTACCACCACCGACTACTACACCATGAGGAGTGTAAAAAGACAAAGTAGCGTTGGTTGAAGATGTAGCATTTTGGCTTAATGTTAATGATGTGCCTGAAATAGCTGCAACATAAGTATAAGGTAAAGAACCAGTACCAGATTGAATTGGTGTACCAGTTACTAATTGACCTACTTTAATTGCGGCATTTGTTGCGCTTAATGTTACTGCTGTAGAGCCACTTGTAATTGTAGAAGTAGCTTGAGTGGTTACTGCGGCAATCAATGTACCTGTATTTAATTCACCACCACCAATAAAGTTTAAAAAACCAGTTTGAGTAGTTGTGCCATTTAAATGTCCACCAACAATAACAGAAGTTTGTCCATATAGTGAATTTGAATATCCGCCAGCGATGGTTGAAAATGCTCCGCTAACTTGATTACCAGAGCCGCCAGAAACAGTTCCCGATGAGCCATTCACACCATTATTTTGGCCTCCAGCAATTACAGATGAAGTTTGTGCTGCTACTTGTGCCGCTATATTTCTTAAAGTCTGCCAATCAACCGCATTAGCACCCCTAGCGTTACCGCCTGTTGCTGATGAAGTAGTCTTTTGTGCTTGTAATGCGCCTGTTCCTAAAGGTTGTAAAACTAATGGAGTATTTGTACCGCCAGTAGCGTAAATGCCGGGATAAGAAGCATCACCAATAACTTGAACATAAGTAGTTGAAGCTGTGCCTAATGAAGCTGTACTAGTTGAGCCTAAAGTAGTAAATGTACCAGCGGCTGGGGTAGTTCCACCAATGGTGGCGCTGTCGATTGTTGAGCCAGTCATGGCTAGTGTTGTGCCGTTGTAGGTTAGCAATGGAACACCGCCTAATACACCAGCATTGTTGTACTGAATCTGTGTGTTAGTGCCACCAATAGGTGCTTGGATGCCAGAATAACCAGAGTAGCCTGAGTAACCGGAGACACCAGAATAACCGGAGATACCAGAGTAGCCAGATACACCAGAATAACCACTAGGGCCAATTGCCCCACTATAGCCAGATATGCCGCTATAGCCAGAAAAACTACTATACCCAGATATACCTGACGCACCACTATAACCACTATATCCAGACCAGCCTGAAATACCAGACCAGCCAGATACGCCAGAATAGCCAGAATAGCCAGATGTACCGCTATATCCAGACGTACCAGAATAGCCAGAGTAACCAGATGTACCAGAGTAGCCAGAGGTACCAGAATAGCCAGATGTACCACTGTACCCAGATATACCTGACGCACCACTATAACCACTATATCCAGACCAGCCTGAAATACCAGACCAGCCAGATACGCCAGAATAGCCAGAATAGCCACTATAACCAGACGTTCCAATACCAGAATACCCGGAGTACCCCGAGGTTCCTGGTGGTCCTACAATCTCTCCTACGTTGTTCCAAGAGGTTCCAGACCAAACATATAAGTCACCATTAGAGCTAACAATATATGCGTCATTTACTTGGTTACCTGTAGGGGGTAAATCTGCTGGTGTGGCAACAGTACCTTTAATATTAATTGAGGTACCCTGCTGTCCAGATATGCCACTATAGCCGCTAAAACCGCTAAAACCAGACCAACCAGATGTGCCGCTATAGCCGCTATAACCAGAAATTCCTGACCAGCCAGATATGCCGCTATATCCACTATACCCGCTATAACCAGAAGTACCAGACCAACCAGATGTACCACTGTAGCCACTTATTCCGGACCAACCAGATGTGCCACTGTATCCACTTATTCCGGACAAACCAGATATACCAGAATACCCACTATATCCGCTGACACCGCTATATCCAGAAAAACTACTATATCCGCTGATACCGCTATATCCAGATATACCAGAATAGCCACTATATCCAGATATACCGCTTCCGCTATAGCCTGACACTCCGCTGCCAGAGTAGCCACTAAAACCTGAAATACCACTAAAGCCAGATTTACCGCTATAGCCAGAAATGCCACTATAGCCAGAAATACCACTATAGCCAGAAATACCACTGTATCCTGACAAACCACTATAACCAGATGAGCCAGAGACCGGACCAACAACCTCAGTTGAACCATCGCTGTAATAAATAACGAGGTCACCGTTTGTTGGGTTGTAAATAATATTAGTAATTAATTTGCCGGGCGAGGCAGCGTTGGCGATCTGTGAAACAGACGCCTGTTTTGTTACACCACGTTGTACGACAGGTACCTGCTCATCACCGGTTAGCGCGGTGGCGATGGGTAGCTGGGTTATCGACTGATCGGCCATGTATTATGTAGTATAGGTAAACGCACCATGCGAGGTGCCTGTGCCAAAAGGGGATATTACTGAAACGTCTACCAAACCGGTTACTGGGTAAGCTGGCGTAAACGCATTGATTTGTGTGGAGTTGATTAACTCGAATGATGCCACCACACCGCCAAAACGTACGGTGTTAACATCTGTAAAATTAGCTCCAGTGATGACCACAAAAGTTCCGCCTGTACGGGAACCTGTATTTGGTGACACTGTGTAGACATAGGGATTGAGTACTGAAGGCGAAGGAACAACGTTGCTGTTCTTGTTTAAATCGCCAGTACCATTTGCGTATGTGCCGTTAGTTCCCTCAATGAAAATAGAGTTATCATTTTGGAAACCATTTTCGGTCATAATTTGATTGCCACCAATTGGACCTGTAGCAATATCCACGTCTGGGCGCGGAAAACGTAATGCAATGTTTTCGGTCTGAAGTGCTGGTAATCGCCATGGGTCAAAGTTATCTAGGTCGTCCTTACACACCCGCATCCCCGGAAAGTTGGGGTCGGGCATAAGCTCTGTATAGGCAAACTTCCTATTGCAGCGGTCACAGACCGCTACAGATAGGACAGAGTTACCACGGGTGTCAAGGTAGACAGGCATTTAAACGCCTTAGATTGCTGATGCTAACGCTTGACCGTCGTTTTGAACCAAAAATCCTTCAATATATGCTGCAACGTGCTGAGAAGAACTATCGCTTGTTGAAAAAGCAAAAGTCAAATCGGCTTTTTGTTGAAACACATTTGGCGCATAACGGTGTACATCCATAAACAATGTGAAACTAATTTGTGCGGTAGAAATATTGATGCCGTTTGTGGTATTAGTCAGATTGTAAAAAATGTATACGTTGCTAGACAAGCTACTACCAGACCAAGCATTAATACGGTTAAGGTAAAATGTGTATCCATTCGGGACAGTGTACACTGTCATTTGGCTACGACCTAAACCAGGATTAATCTGCGCATAAGTTGTGCTTCCATTTTTTACGGTAATTGTGCCTGCATTGCTAGTTTGACCAGAAGCTACTGCAGTCATAACAATGCTGTTAATTCGTAAAAATTGGTTAACTGTGGTTACGCCGGTTGTGCCGTTTAGAGATACTACTTCAGTTAATTGGTTGTAGTTGGCATCAAGACCGTTAATAGTTACTTTTGCGGGACTTACATCACTTGTAGATGAGCTTGCAACAGTCATAGTTAAAGCAGTACTAGGGAAAGTATATGCTGTTGCATTTTCCCATAATGGAATTGATGTGCCTGCCACTGCTGCATTGTAGCCATTAATGTTGACCAAGGAGTGACCCATGATTTGACCGCGAGAAACTTGTAAATCAAATGGTTCTGTACGACCAACTTTGGTAACAGATTCAACTGCCGCTGGAATATTTTGTAAGTTTGTTACTAAATTTGACATAATTAATTTCCTTAAATGTTAAAGTAGGGGGACTAGCCCCCTAGGCAATTAATTATTGGTGTAGCCAGAACCGTAAGCAGTTGTAGAACCATCAACGTTGCGAGCTGTGTATTCAGCAGTAAATGTGCCAGCCAAAGTACCAGTCAAAGCACTGATAGTAGCTTGGCTAAATTGCAATGTTGCATCCAAAGTACCGATGTTTGCCAACAAAGCTGTAGCAGCTGCTGTTGTAGCAAAAGCGATAGAAATAACACCGCCGTTAGTTGCTGTTGGGGTGATTGTACCAATAGCTGTAGTTGTTACGTTGCCAGTTGTTGGGCTTGTAGTGAGCAAGTTAACAGTGATAACGCCGCCAGTCAAAGCTGAAGGGATAGTTGTTTCGTAGAACTTGATGTTCTCAATAATAGCACCAGCTGGCAACACGAATGGAGTTGCAGTTGTTTGGCCAATATCGAAAGTTGGTAGAACTACAGCACCAGAAGTGGTAGCTGTAATTGGAGCAATAAAGCTCTGTTGTGAGCAGCGAGCTGCGCCAGTGTTGTCTGGAGCGATTACGCCGTTGTTAGTTGGGTTGTTACGCTTAAAAATGCGAATTGGGCCAGTAAATGTACTTGACATGTTTAATTCCTTATCTTAGTGGGTATCCCTAGCTGTCTCTAAGTCGTCTCACCGGGAAGTTCGGCGGTCAGAAAGGGATGATTCTTCCTATACTTACTAATACGCTATTTTGTGGCAAAGCGCCCCAAAAAACAAAAAAGCCACCTTGTGGGTGGCTTTTCTGTGCTACGAGGGGGTTTATTACAAACCGGCTGTACCGAAAATGTTACGCGCATCGTGCCAACCTGTAGCATAACGCTCAGTAGCCTTATAACGCATAGAATCAGTTTCGAAATCGCCTTCCATGGATTTCTCCATTGGACGACGCATAACGAGCATGAGACCATTTTCTGCATCAGTTTGAATCCACCAGGCTTTGCTAGAGGACAAACGTGTTACAACGTGTGTACCTTTAGGCAACATGCCTGTTGATTTGATTGGGTTCAAATCGTTGTCAGCTGTACCAGAACGGAGAACTGACTTCAGAATTACTTCTGATTGGAACTCGAGTGCTGGAGGAACAACTAACTGCTCTGCTTTCAAGCGGATACGCTTACCGTTGTTGTCAACAGCAGAACGTATTTGAATCAACATCTGTTCAACAGAAGTTTGGCTCAATGCAGCTGCAGTAGACAATTGGTTAGAGTAAGAACCGCCGTTAGCGATTGGGTGAGCTGTGTTGATCAAAGTAACGCCGTCGCCACCAACATAACCAGCGGTAAACGCAAAGTTAAGGATGTTAGCGCAAAGAGTTTCTTTGGTTTCAATCATAGACTGAGCCAAGTGCTTAGCGAAAGTTGAACCGATACGGATGTGATCGCCGTCTTCCATCAAAACTTTGGTCAAGGCGTATGCCAAGCCATAGATTTGGTAGATGAAACGGGTGATGTACAAAGTACCACCTTGATCGTAGCTAACTGGAGTGCCATCAGGCATTGCAGGAGCTGCGTTCATGCCATAAAGCATTACTTCTTCATGGTAGTTACGTGGAATACCTTGGATCTGTTCTACAAATCCTTTCCACTCGTCGTCGCGTTGTTCATAAACGCCATCAAAGACTTCGTTGATAATCGGCTCGACTACCGCACGAAAGTCGGTACTACGCATTGGGGTTGCCATTGCTTATTCCTTTCGTATTAATTAAACGGACGTCGACGGAGCGGCGAACTGGTTGTTGCAGATCTGAACTTGAACGATTGTGTAAGCATCGCCCCAAGCATTGGTGTTGCCAGCTGGGTATGCTACTTCACGTCCTAATCCAACCACGCGAACTTGACCTTGGTTTGTGCTACCAACAGCAGTTGCAAGCAACGCAGTAGTAGAGAAACCAGCACCACCATTACCGATAGCGTAGCCATCTGCAACTGTGTAGTTAGTTGTTGTGTCGAAATTGTATTCAGTACCGATGGCAGAAGCTGTTGCTGAGCCATTGATTTGAGCTTCGTATACGATTGCTGGGTCTGAGAAGATCCAGAAAACGATGTTTGTAGAAGCGTCAAGTGTCAATTTAGAAGCATACTTAGCTACTGAACGACGACCGTCAGAGTTGGTGTACTCTACACCGTCAAATACGCCATAAACTTTACCAGAAGATGCAGTTTGGTTGGCGATAGTCAATTGGCCAGAAGAAGTGATCGCTACAGGTTGATATTGCCAGAAAGACTGGCCAGAGCTCAAGCTGTAAGGAGCGCTGTAACCTGAAACACCAGTGACATACGTGTTAGTACCAGCGAATGGTACTGCACGATCTAAACCACTTGGGTGATATGCAGGCTTCAGACCAAAGGGTTGAAATGTTGCGGACATTTATTTTCCTTTGTTATTTTTGAAGAATGTTATTGGAAGCGAACATTACTGTTTGCTTTTGCGGCTTCCTTTTCCATTTCCAGAATACCACCTTCAAGAATTGATCTACCACCTTTGCCTTCTTGAGCAGTGCTCCGAACTTGCGCGGTGATATTACGTTGGTGCTCAAGGGGATCCTCAAGGTGCAACATTTTCATCACTTCTTGATAGATTTCTTCTGGTAACTTGAAGAGAACCATTTCATTACAGCTAACACAGCCTTCAAACTTGCCCGAGCTCATTTTGCCTAGTCCTTCAAAGCCTACTCCTAATTCTGAGGCTTTAACTGGCTCATAACCCAACGCCATACGTTTGTCGATACTGTCATAATTATTTGTAGTGGATAACCAGCACAAATGAAAGCCGGGAATTATCCCGTTTGGCAAATCAGGTAATGCACTGTTTTGCCATTTATCGCGGAACGCAGCTACACGCTCCTTTTTTGCTAATTCGTTTGGATCCTCAGAAGCGATCCGTTCTTTTGTTGCGGTAACTCGATCGGCTAAGCGATCATCTAAGTCACGTTTGATTCTGTTGTTTGCCATGATAATTAACCTTTATTTTGACGATCATACGACGCATAAGCGCGGATCATTTTGTTTCGTTTCTCTACATCATCCCATGCACCAGCGTCTTTAATCGCTTGTACACGATCACGACTCAATGTGATGGTTCCGGGTTTTGCGCTATTTGTAGCGGCAGTACGGCCGGATGTTGATGCGTTTGCTCGTTTCACAGAGCCTCCTTTTGAAGTGTATCTGTGGGGTAAACGAGACTGCAAACGACTGTCTAGCTCATCCCAATACTCGGGATCTGCTGGATCCCAACCATCGGCTGCTAGTTCTTGGTCAATTACCTTTGCAATTCTACTATCTGTGTCTCGAGCTTGTGGATCGTACCAAGAGTTCTTTTTAAGCCATTTTGTTGCGTTGGCTTGTACTTCAGTATTAATCTGATTAGGTACGTTTTCTTTTGGTACTTTAGCTTGCTCTACTTGTTGTTTCTTATAGTGTTCGGCTTGTTTTAAACGCTGTTTAGCGTCTGTCAACTGTTCCAAATACTCAATTTGAGCGGCTGCGTCGCCAGATTGTGCTGCTTGTAGCATCTTCATCTTTGCGTATTCGACACGTGTGGCTTCGTCTTCGATAGCCTTGTCAATCTGTGCAAATTGATAAGATACTGTAGTGCTTTCAACCTTAGCTAGACGCTCTGCCAGTTCGGCATTGCGGCGCTCAAGTGCTGTAATCTTGTTCTTAGCAGAGATTTCACGTTGCTTCTTTAACTCTTTTTTGAGTTTACGCTCTTCTCTACGGGCCTCGCGGATTGCTTCACGTTCTTCGTCGGTTTCGCCTTCTTCGGCTGCTTCGTCGTCTTCACGCTCTTCATCACTGCGGGTGTCTTCTGCTTCTACATGACCACCTTCTTCGTGGTCTTCAATTTCTTCTGGTAAATCTATTTTAGCTACCAGTGTGCCATCTTCCTGTTCCTTCATTGGAACATGGTCGTCGTCTTTCTTTGCCATTCTTTACTTTCTACAAAGTTATTAGTCTACAAACGCTTTCATTTTCTGTGCTGCTTCGAATGATTTGATCTTGGAGATCACTTCACGGGCTTGTAATGTAATAAACACCACAGGCGCGCCATCATCGTCGGGCTGCACTACGAAACGATCACCACCGTACTTGATTGTGCGAACTAAATCGCCAACTTGACACCAAGGACCTTCAATCCAAGGGGTTAAATCTTCTGGGCTCTTATATGCTAAGGGTCCAATTGCTCGTACTTTAGCTACTGTTTCGTTAAAACGTAAGGTTTGTCTGGTCTCATCCACTAGGATTATACCGCCTTTACTGGTTACCTTTTCCCTGCGTAACTGCACAAGTACTCGGTCACCTAAAATCTCGACTCCAGGGTCTACGTCAGGGAAACACTCAAGTTCTGTTCGTAAATCTGGTTCGTCTTGTTCTCTAAAATCAATCGCCATCCGGCAATCCCTTTCTGAATCTTACGATTCGTCGTCATTCTCCGTCAGAATTTCGTTGACAATATCTAAAGTCATTTGCAGACCTTGAATAATGCCTACGTACTGCTTGTAATCATCAAACGAGTTGATGTTAGTGCCGGCGGTGACGGTTTCCGCATGATTTTGTATCTCAGTCCTTACGCGACCGATAATTTCACTAATAAAGTCTTTCATACTTTTACTAATACGCTGTGGCGGATAAATCCGCCCCAAATATTAATAAAAGTTGCCGCCTTCGATTTCGTTAAGGTTTTTACCTGGGCCAACTTTAGGTGACTTAGCCATTTTGTTTTGGTTAAGTACTGCATTGTTAGCACGCTTAGAACCTGAAGCGCCTTTGTCGATAGTTGTCTCACCAGGACCGCCAGCGTAGCCAGGGGTGCCAGTCATTTTGTATGCTTTGCGGAAGCCTAATTGGTCTTCAGCTGATTTTTTAGTTGCCATTATTGTCCTTCAGTGGGTTGTTGTGGTTGTTGAGCTTGTTGCTCTTGCATTTGGGCTATTTGCTGTTCGTGCATCTGCTGGGCTTGTGCCAAACCCTGTTGGTGTTGCTGGTCCTGTTGCTGCATCTCCATTGCATGCTGCTGTTGGGCCTGTGCTAAACCTTGTTGATGCTGTTGAGCGGCTTGTTGTGCCTCAATTTGTTGTTGAACTTGTTGAGCTTGTTGCTCGAATGCTTGTTGCTGGATTGCTAAACCATGCTGACGAATATCTTGGTCAGAGGCTTGGATAGCTTCCATAGCAGATTGATTTTGATCTGCTTCTAGTTTTGTTTGTAGCTGATCCATCTGAGTACCAGCTGAAATCATGGCAACACGCTCTTTTGCAGCATTATTGATGTTAGCCATTGCAATGTCTGTGGCGTTGCGTTGGTTATCAATATTAGTCTGCGTGCTGTACTTAGCTTGCAACTCTTGAACTTTCTGTTGTAGCTCTGCAATCTTAATTTGATAATCTTGTTGCATGCTCTGAGTATCAAGCTGCATTTTAGCCTGAGCTTCTTGCAACTTACGTTGAGTCTCAGCTGTCTGGGTCTTAACAATTGCCGCAGCAGTTGGATCAGACATAAGCATAGTTTGTTGTTGCTGTTGTTGAGCTTGTGATACTTTCTGAGCCAGACCAGTAATTTGCTGTAGGAATGGTCCAATAGTTTGCTGTGCATCTTGGCCAACCATTTGGGAAGCAAGTGCCAAGGCTTGTTGGGCTTCTTGATCCAGTGGCTGTTCTTGGTGTAGTTTGAGTACATCTTCGCCGCCGGAAGCCTGGGCAACATAAGAGCGCATAGATTGCAAGTAGTGCAGTGTCAAGTGTTGCTTGATGTGTTCAAGTGCGTGCGGCGCAAAGATTGGGCCAATGATAGGGTTACCACCGTACGCAGGATTTTGTGCATACTCTAAGTGAATCTTAAGGTGTGCAATATGATCCTGGTCGGGGTAGGCGGCAGCGGGTCGTCCCATCGTCATAGAGACGTTCTCTAAGGCCGGATTGGATTCGTTGGCGCCTTGTGGGTTTGGCAGTACTTCTTCCATCTCAGGAACTTTTAATTGCTTGAGTACGCGTTTGTATACTGCGCGCATGTCAAACATTCCTGGAGGTGCAGTGCCTGCCATCTGTAGGAGGGCTTGATTCTGAGCAAGACGTTGTGTCTCAGAAAAAATGTTAGGGTCGGATACTGGGCGAACATCTGAGTTATACGCAAAGTCACGTACCTCAATTTCAGTACCGGACTGGTTGTCCATCTCTTGCAAGTACCAGTGGTTGATACGTGAGATGATGGCCAGTGATTTTTCTTGGCTGCGGTGTAAGCGTGCGTGAATGCTAGAGAATACCTTGGCACCCTGCTCAATCAGAGCTTGGGTTGTGCCTACTGGCATCTGGCTATTAGCGTCAGCAATCTTCTCTTCAGCTGTAGTAACAACACCTTTAGCAGCTTGTGTTAACCAACCAAGCAAATCATACAATACACTTGAAGGTGGGTTAAATGGCATTGGCATAGCAATCTGACGAATGTCAGTCACGCCAGCGCCCGCTTCTACTTCAACTACTTGAGTTGGTTCAATTCGATCAGATTGTCCAGACACTCTTCCAGTTTTGAGTTTAAGTAACGTCTGGCTGTTGTTGATATGAGCAGCGTCAAGCAGAGCACGTAGAGCACCAGTGAGAGCAGCAGAGAGACCGCCAATAAGATGGGGGAGACCAATAGCATAAGCACCACGCCAAGGGATGAACTTGAACTCAACAATCCAGTCCAGTTTTTCACGTTTTTCATCATTTGCATCCCAGTTGCGGTACAAGGCTAATACCTTGTTTGTTGATTCGTCAATGGTCAAAGTGTATGGTGCACGTTTACCTTCTGTTTCCGGATCAGCTTCCAGTCGCATAAAGCAAGTGATTTCATAAATTCTGCGTAACTCGTCGATATTTTTAGAAGGCATATCAATACCTTCAATCTTATCGTTTGCTGCTTTACTCTTAGTTTGGTCATTAAGCGGAGCGTCAGAGGTATACTCTAAATTATCCAAGTCACGATACAGACCAGCATCAATACGTTTTAGGTATTCATCGCCAGTGATGTCTTGTTGCTCAGTAACGCGCTGCGCTGTGTAAAAGTTTGTTGAGGCGTAAGGTAAAATGATGTTGTCAATTGGAACCCACTCGCACGTTGGGCGAGCTTGTTCTTCATCGTACATCCATTTAAGGTACTGTGACCCACCAAGCGGCAATTGAGTAAACAACTGCTCCATCTCATCGCGGAACTCAGGGACTTGTTGGGTTAATTGCCAGTTAAGAAACTCGACTTTTCGTTCTGCGACTTCTTCTTTGGTTTTGTCGTCGTTTCCTTTAATGTTGGACTTGACGATGCCGTCTGATGGTAATAGCTCTTTGGCGGCGGAAGCTGCGAAGTCAACACAAGCCTCGGCCATGACGGGATGAACAACTTTAGAAGCGCCGTCGAAAGTAGCACCACCAGGAGCGTCCTTACCAAGGCCCGTTCTACGAAGTCCTTCTTCATATTGCTTATCTCTTTGCTTGCGTGCCTCCTTGTCTACATCAATGTAGTCAAGGTATTCGATGGAGAGTGAATTTAATGTCTGCTCATCAAACACTTCTGCAAGGTTTGCGTAGAACTCTGGATTTTTTAGTGGGCTAGATTTTTCGACGTAGTTAACCACCACCGAACCATCGTCCAGTTCAATTATTTCTTGTTCTACTTCGTCGGAGTCTAAACCCAGTATGTCTTCGTACTCTTCCATGTCAGCGTCTTGCTGTTTTGCATCTTGAATATCATTTTCACGATCAAGACCAGGCAAATTGCCGCCAGCTTGGATAGGTAATTGTGGTTGTGCCATAGATTATGTCATTTTGGAATTTGGTGGGCCTAACTCAACCCTTATATTTACTAATACGCTGTTTTTGACGTATCCGCCCTTATTGGGCGTAGGGATTGGCAAAACGCTTGCGTACATCATCGTCAGCGTAGTCATAATCCCTAGCTGGGAGGTAGTCTAACTGCAGCCAACCATCGTCTCGTAGGATACGAAGGGCTTGTGATAGGGAATCCACATAGTCATCATGGCCACCCATTTCAGGGAACGAACAGACTTGGCGCAGAAAACGCTTTGCCCAGTCAGCAAACTCGCCGGGCTTTTTGGGGTCTTCTGGAATGAACACTTTTCCCTTAGCTACCAGGGGTGCTACGATGTTTAGGCGCTGCACTTTGTCCGCGCGGCCGGGGTTGTAACCTTGGACTGGCACTCCTGCGCCTCTGAGCTCTTGGATTAGTGAGATACCAGCAGATTTGTCTTCCATGAGGATGAGGTCTGCCTTTTTGCCCTTAGCAAACTCATTATCTGCGCCGTATACAACCTCTTTAAAATCATTTACTACTTTGCGGCGTAGTTCTGGGTAGGAAAGGTGGTTGTCCCAGGAATCAAGAAGGATTGCGCATGTGCCACCGTCTTGTTGTTCAAAGATTCCCCATACTGTGCAAGCAGTGGGGTCGTTGTGTGTCTTTTCCGATGTAGCGGGGTCGTAGGAAGCTAGGACATACTCCAGCTCTGGTGTGGGCTTATCAGCAGGCCACATCTTGAACTGCTTACGTTTAATAATACCGGCGGACTCTGGGTCCAGAATCTCACCGTAGATCTCCTGACGACCAATGTCGGTGCCGTCGTATGTCTCTAACTGTTTGAAAAACGTTTCTGACAGGTTTTCCCGGTTGTCAAACGAGGACGCGTTGACCATGTAGACGTCGCCACCGACTTTACCTTCGGCGAGGTCGACAATGAGCTCCCTTGGCTTAGGGGTGGTGGTGATGATCTGCTGGACACGGGGTATTCTTGGATCTTTAAGTCGTAAGGTGAACTGTACGCCGTCGTATGCGTCGTCAAGATAGTCGAATGCACATAGCTCGTCGAACCAAGCTCCGTGGTATTGTTTACCGCGGTAACGTTCTGGTTCTGAAGCTGGAATCCCCTGAATGATTGATCCGTTGATGAGGGTAATTTCAAAGAGGGACTTGTTGTAATCTCGTATAAGGCTCTTGGGTATGATATTGAGAAGACCGGAGTCTCCTTCGAAGCAAGTTGCACGAATATCATTAGAGGTTGGGGCGGTGACAAGCCAGCGAGTGCCGGGGAAGCGCCAAGCACGAATGCCAATCCAATGGCTAGCAGTGTGTGTCTTGCCAGAGCCGCGGCCTGCAAGCATAAGGAACGTGTCATACTCTCCATCTTCGGGTTCTTGTTGGTGTGCTAACGCTTGTTTAGCCCAAGTGATGCGCCATATTGCGGCGTCAAGCTCTGGTTTGGGCCAGTGTGGTCGATCGGCTGCGAACTTGATCAGTTCTTTTTTATCTTCGGGTGTTAAAGGCATGCAATAAATCCTTCTTCTACCAACATCGTGCTATCGTCGCCATCTAATTCGATGTGAACGCACGCCTGTGGTGTAATTTCTTCAATTTTGGTAATCATTCTCCAGTTTTGTCGCACTTTGATTGGCGCTGGGGTCTGATGTTCCATGAGTTTTAATTTTGTTTTGATGTAGACCGTGTATCCTGATAATGGATTGGGTCCCTCAAGTAAAGTTTTACAGCCAAGCGTCTCAGCAAGGTACTGAATTTGTTTGACTGTTGGTAAATGTTTGGAGCTAAACTGAAATCTATCTAACTTTTGGTTATATTGATTTGGTTTTCCATACATAATCCCACTAAGCAGCTCAAGACGTTGCTCTGGGCTGGCTAACAGGTAGTTGTTTGGGATTTTGTATGGCACATTGGGCGCCAAGTGCGACATGACAGTTGGCTTTGTGCTGTACACCCGGCGTTTTTTGATGGGATCACGCCAAGATGTTGGTATATAGCCGTAGTCTTTTAGTTTTTCCACAATAAAATCAAAGTGTTTCTCTGGAATTTTTATGGTTCCGTCTTTTCTTTTAGAGAAAAACCACAACCCAAACACAAACGGCGGCACTGGCAGGTCTTTATGGGGCAGTTCTAACGGTCCAGCGGTCGGTACGCTGTACATAAGCCTACCGTGCTTGTTAATCAGTTCCATTTCAGACAGCGTTCCAAGGGAGAGATTGGATAGCGGCCTGCGAAATTGGAATTTGCCTTTGTATTCCCAAGTCCTTTTGCGGTACTTTGGCGTTTCAATTGGCAATTTGAGGTCTTTATCCCCAGCCACTGAGGTTCCATCTAGGAACGTGACTCGGTAACATGCGCGTTTGTCCAGGGGGTGGACGAGCTTTACCCGGACCTTGCGGCCCAGTCTGTCAAATACAATGTCACCCGGTCTGATGTCCTGCGCTATTTTCCAATAGTCAAGGGTTAACACCTTTTGTGTTGCCAATATTGCCATGAAAGTTTTCCAATACCCACTTATCTAGGTATTTGCCTAATAGCAGTCTAATTTTGTTAATGACGCCATTGGGTAGTTTTTGGATAACCAAGGCGCCGTCTGTTAGTTTTAGACGAAAAGCTAAGTACTTAGCTGTCTCTTTATCTAAAACCTCAATTGGTACGTCTACTGAATCAAAATTGTGCAGGTCACACACCAGCACTCGTAACCCTAGTAGGTTTTGGTTGCTGTCTTCCAGTGCGCCTTGGATTTGGTAAACGTACTTGTTCATACTCCTACTAATACGCACAATGCTGCATTTTGGCCTATATAACTAAAAATCATATTAACGGCCGGTCTATATAACTAAAAGTAATCACTATCCACAGTATCCATAGTATCCAGGGTCTAAACGACTATTACCCTATATATCTTTTTATCTTTTTTAAAAAAAAATAAAAAAAAGTAAAACTACTGTGGATACTGTGGATCGTAAGTATAATGTTCTTTAAAATCAACGGGTTATCGTGCCACCATACAAAATTGTACCCTGGCAAATATCCAGGATGCAGTGCAGCATTTTTGTCTATATAACAAAAAATAATAAAAAATTATACAAACTTGAGCTTTGACCTGGGGCCTCCGCCCGGCCCCCTGGGTACCTGCTCACGGGGTGTCGACTTGGCAAAAAGGGGACCCTGCGCCACAAAGGAGGGCCACCACAATGCGGAACGCCATCTCACAATGTGGAACAGCCCCTCGCGCCCCACGCTGGCACTCACCCACCCTGACTGCTAGTAATGGGGACAGAGTGGACGCGGGCCCCAGCGTGCTGGCCCAGCTAATAACCACACTGGCAGTATGGGTATTGCTTGACGCTGAGCTGGCAGTGTGCTAGGGACGGCAGGCTGGTGGGGTGGTGGAGTGGGCGCGGTGGTGCAGTGTGGTGGTGTGGCTGAGTGGTACGCGCACGCGAGAGCCTGAGAGGGTGGGTGGACGTGAGGTGGCGATATTGCCCGATAGCGAATCCCCAGCAATGCCCCTAATCGGGCCATAGAGACGCGATCGCTATCAGGTGATACTTACCCCTCAACTCTCTGAGATCTCTAGTATTCCAGTAACCACGGGGGTTAGCTGTCCGTTTTCCAGTGACCAAATTATGTTAGTGCACACTCCGAATTATTTCACATCGTGGAATCAAAATGCGTATATCTGTGACTATAATGGAGTCTGTTGTAAGGCAGTCAGGTGATTAGGAGCGGTGCCACAGTTCAGCGTGTCATGCAGTAACTAAGCGAAGAGCCCACTAGCCGAGCGATCGACTCACTGGCGTTACCAGTGCAAGGTGACTAAGTACCAGCCTTGTAAAACGTGTGGCAGATCAGGTGCATAGGTGCCTGTGAGCTCCGCCTAGACAGTGGATGGAGCTCTAAAGAAGTACCAGCGGGGTAGGGTGTCCCAACAGCTGGCAGATAGTAGTGCTCAGAGCGCATTGCAATGCAGTGCTCTCGAGGCAGTACTAACCAATCAATAGGAGAATCACTATGACTAAATACATCGCCAAAGACGGTACAGAGTTTGATAACGCAGAAGATTGCCAAGGTTATGACGACTGGCAAGATGAGCTCTATCAAACTGCCAAAGACGAGGCACGATGGATTGACAACGGATGCCAGTGGGATGCTGGATATTAAGATCGAAACAGCCTCACGGCTGTCTACCAGTTAGGCTGGTACTGATGAGATCAATTAACTAAAGGAGCTATCACCATGGCAACATCAACTCAAACACGCGGTCACTGCCAGTGCTGTGGACGTCAGCAGGCAGTACGCGGCGGCATCTCAGCTCACGGCTACACAGTAGCTAACGGCTGGTTCCAAGGCGTATGTCAAGGTCACCGCTACGCACCGCTTGAAAAGCGTCGTACTGAGACTGACAGCATGATCGCTGATGTATTAAAACAAGCCCACGACCTGCGCATCAAGGCAGAAGAGACACTGGCAGGCATGCACGACCCAGTCGAGTACAAGACTGGCTACATGAAGATGGTAGACGGCAAGCGCGTAGCAGAAGTGGCATTGTTTGCCGATGCGCCTGAGTATCGCCAACAAGACATTCGTAAGCATGAGGCTTACCTGATGACGTACCGTGCTAAGGCTGGTGAAGACTTCGCTAAGATGATGAGCGCACTGGCTGACAAGGTGCACGGCACTGAGCTGGCAGTAGTAGCTAAGCCAGTACCAGCCGAGCGCATTCAGGCTGGTGACAAGCGCGTCAACGCCAAGGGGTTAGTGATGACAGCAGTACAGCAAGACGGACAGCGCTTGTGGTTCAACTACACGCAAGAGAGTACTGGCAGGGTGTTAAAATCTTGGATGTCACCGCGCTCTTGGCGCACTTTACAAACCGCATAAGGAGGCAACATGACCAACAAACGATACAGAGCAACGTACACAGACCCCATAGACGGGGCTGTGACGCATTACTGGGAGTTCACTGACAACAACCTACGCCAAGCTACTAAACGCGCCAAGGACGGCGTCCTGCAACGTAACGACGGCTATACTGATGTACTACATAAACTTGAGGAGCTAACATGACCAAAGATCTACCACTATCCGAAGTACTTGAAGAGCTAGAGAGACGCTACGGCGTTGACGAGCTTGAGCAGACCGACGCAGAGATTGAGTGGGCCATGCTGATGGACGAACTACACCATAACCAATAAGGAGCTACACCATGGCATACATGAACCAAGACAAGAAGAAGATCATCAAGGCTAACCTAGACAAGGTGCTCAAACCACTGGGCATCAAGTACAGCCTGCGCGTGCAGGATCACATGAGCATCACCTGCACCCTACGCAGTGGCCCAGTGGACTTCATGGAGAACTTCAAGCAGACCACTGGCAAAGACTTTGACTTGCACGTACGCAACCACATCCAAGTGAACCCGTACTGGTACGAAGATCACTTCACACACCGCCCTCAGCGCGTGATCGGTGAGATCATTGACGCGCTTAAGAGCGCGGACTACTATGACAAGTCGGACGCGCAGGTGGACTACTTTGACACCGCGTACTACTTTCACCTGAACGTAGGCGACTGGGATAAACCATACGAGCTCACTCAGTGAGCCAGTGACCCAGTATAATAGACACATCAACACAACGGAGATTTTATGAGCCAACTATTCCCAGTAATTGACATCGAGTTCAACAAGCGCAAGCCATCACGTGCAGTCATCATGCGCACGCTTGCTGAGTACCTAAAGCAGGGTGGCAAGTCGTTCTGCATCACGTGGGGTGAGAACTGCATCGAGCTGGACTACCACCCTAACCACGAGCAGTGGTACGGTCGTGGCTGGATCAAGGAGCTGAGCGGTGACAACATCGCCAAGGAGCTCAACGAGATCCGCAAGCAGGCTATTGCGCATACTAATAAGTTTATTAAAGACCACTTTAAATTTATTCATATCAAATAGGAGGATGTATGGTAAAAGGTTTTGATATATTCCTGACACAACGCCAAGCGTTGTTGATGGAAAATGCGCTCAGAGCGCATATTAAAGAGCTCACTGAGCTCGCAGACTGCGCCAATGCGCGTGGTGATAGTGAGTTGGCTGTCGAGCTCTCGAGCTCAGCCAATGTAGTACGCAACACTTTGGCTCAGGTCAAAGATGGTTTATATAATTTATTTCTGAAACAGGAGGCAGTATGAAAAGAGCTTTTCGCAACGCGTTCAACGCGCTCAAAAAACAAGGCGTAGCGGTACGTGAGTACCACGACGACCAGCCTAATTTTTGGATTAGTGCTGAGGACGGTCACGACTTCTGTGACTACTATGACGGGCACATGATCCCTGACTGGGAGTTCGGCGTGTCACCAGTGATTACTGAGACACTGCGCAAGTATAATTTATTCGCTGAATGGCAGAACCCTGCCCAGCTAACTGTATGGGAGGCTTAACATGAGATCACTTAACGCAATTTGTAGGGCACGTGACGAGGCACGCTACGTGTCACGGACTTGGTCCAAACAACCCAGCGCACCTGACGTGCCATGGGAGCCAGTGTACGAGGTACCAGTCGAGTCACCTGACGACATGATTTTAGTGTGCCGACCCGATCCGACTACAATCAGTGGTGAGCGTGGCGTAGAGATGACACGTCGCCAGTACGAAGAGAACAAGGAGCAGTATCGCGAAGATCTACGCGTGCTCAGAGAAAGCAAGAAAGGACCAAAATGATTGACGTGTTTATCGCGGACGCTGACGCTCCGTTCACCTGCCCATACGATGGGGCTCAGACTGAGGCGGTCAGTGACAACGGCATCATATATGTGGAGCAGTGCCTGCACTGCAAGCAAACTATTAACTTTGAATTTGATGAGGAGTAACACCATGAGCTACGAGACTAAAGTATTTGCAATTGAACTGGCAACACACGAAGAGCCACGCCACTATGACTGGCATCAATTTTGGGCGCAGGACGCGCATGAGGCTGTAAGTATCGCGCGTGAGAAGTTTCCAAAGTGCGACATCCAGCAGGTATTTGTGGCAGTAAGCAATTGGGACACAGGAGATCAAGATGGCGACATTTAAACCAGTAACCAGTAATGACAGAGACAGCCAATTTGGCGCGATTTGGCGTGCCCTAGAGGCGTATCGCGAGGACTGCATACCTGAGGGTCAAGATCCCCAGTACGACGCAGAGTGGAGCGATATATGCACCGTGATGGCATGGTGGCAGGAAGACCTAGAACAACTTGATAATCAGGAGTAATACTATGAACTTTAAAATGAGAAAGTTTTTAAATGAGCCAATGCCGTGCGACGGGTGCGTGCACGCAACCAAGTGCGCGACTGACAAGCTGGCGTGCTACGCCTTCGCGTTGTTCGTGCACACAGGCGACGCGCCTGAAAGCACACCGCGCAAGCCAACACGCAGGACGTACGCACGCGTTATGTGGTTTGAGGACGCAAGCCTGATACGCGAGATCAACAAAACAATGCACGAATCAGTCGTGGTATAATTTTAGAAAACACACAAAGGAGAATTAAATTGATTACAGATAACATGATCGACGACTTAGGAATCATTAACCAGCAGATCGCTGAGCTCGAATCTACAGCTCGTAAGCTCAAGGCTGAGCTCATTGCTCGCGGTGTAGGTAAGTACCAAGGAATGGACTTCATTGCCGAGGTGCAACACTACGACCGAGCCAGCATTGACCCTAAATTAGTTCGCGAGTTTTGCGACGTGACTACTGTGGCTAAGGTCACAGCAATTAAGGCAGTGGACGCAGTCGTCGTGCGCAAGGTGTCAGCATGAAGATCAACACTAACCGCTTTGAGTTAAACCTCGACGCGGAGGAGTTCCTAGCTATCAAGCGTGCGCTTTACTGGTACGCTGACAAGCTGACCAACGCGGAGCGCTCACGCGGCCGCGACGACGGCGAGTGGGACGTGGTGATGTACTTGCAGGACAAGCTGGGCAACCAGCTCAAGCGCGAGGCATTCATACCATGAGCCAATATCGTTACGTCCTCATGGATGAGTTTGGAGGGGCCTGCAGGAAGTTTGTATCAAAGCTGGAGGCTACCCCCTACCTAACCAATGGTATGAGCTTGGTGACACTACCGCGCGAGCCTAAAGCAAACCCGTACCAAGTCGCAGTAGCCATACTGCAGGAGGCACCATTTTGAGCGGACATCACGGGCATAAACCATCGAAAGGACACAAGGTGCAATTTATCGTCGGAGTATCGTTACTAATAGCCGCGGCACAACTGCTTTACGTGGCTTACAAGGGCTTTCCAGTGTTGTTTGCCAAGATAGGTTATAGGGGCATGGTGGCACTGGCTGGATTTATTGTGTTGTGTTTTTTCTTTCCACAGCTGTGGCCATTGCTAATAGCCGCGGCCGTGGCAACAACTCTTATATGGATGGACTCATAATGAACGACTTTTTAACTGACTACCTGCAGTCACTGTACGGCATACCAGTGCTGGACTCGGCAGAGGAGTACGAGCTGTCACGTCGCATTCAGCAAGGTGACGAGCAGGCACTGGACAGGCTAGTGACGCACAACCTGCGCTTTGTGGTGTACACGGTGCGCAAGCTGACCGCGTGGAACCACTCACGCACGCCTCAGGAGGACTTGATTGGCATGGGCAACGAGGCGCTCATCAAGGCGGCACGTCAGTGGGTGCCAAAGAACGGCGCCAAGTTCGCGACCTTTGCCAAGCGGTTTATCCTGCGTGGGGTAGAGCGTGGGCAGGACGACGAGGAGAACCTAGTTCGCATACCGATTAAGGTGCGCGAAGAGATACGCAAGATGACGTACACCGAGCGTGCACTGACTCAGACCCTAGGCCGAACGCCAACGGTTCAGGAGCTGGCCAAGGTGCTTGGGAAAACAACCAAGCGCGTAAACCAGTTAAAGTTTTATATGTTGCAAGAACCAACGTCATTAGACGCCCTACAATTAGACAAGATGGAAGATGAACACGATGATTAAATTAACAGACGAACAGACCCGCGCATACGTACGCTTTATCCGCGCCCGAGACAACGTCTCGCTGGGGCAGTACCGCAGGAAGAACGCCAAGGGGTGGCAACCCACCAGTGACGTGGTGTGCACCGTGGACGTGGCTGGGCTCAACCATCCCATGTTTTTAGAAAATGACGCGTGGGTCGAGTACAAGGAGGCCAGCCTAGCATGGTGGGCCATCGAGCCAGCGTTTAGAAAAGAGGAGCGCATGAGCATGATTAGGGGTGACTACGGTGACACCGACTCATGGAAGGATAAGTCACCACTAATTAAGGAGATAACATGAAAGCAATACCAACGGATATTTATGACAAGGACGGCAACATTACCGCGATTGAGTTCAACGACTTGGAGGGTAACTTCTTGGTCGAGGCTAAGTGGGACGAGCGGGAGGAGCAGACCAGCGAGAACCGCATCGCGTTTAGAAAGTGGGCGTACAAATTTATTAAAGACAACTTAGGATACGAGGTGAACAAATGAAGGGGTGCTCAGGAAATTGTAACCAAGGGCGCAGTGTTTGCGACTGCAGGGGGATTGAGCTAGACTACGGCAAACCCGAGCGCTTTATCTTTTTAGAGCGTGAGCGCCAGTACCACCGCTGGAATAAGTATGGCTGGATTGCCATCGTGGCGTTTATTCTGTACTTTGGCTTTCACATCGCCAGTGCGCTGGCTCAGGTTGTGCAGATGCCTGACGGCACGATTGTCAGGTGCACGAAGACCAGCATCGGCACCATAGTCTGTTTATAGCCTCATAGAGGCGTTTTTTAGGGCTATGTGAGGCTACCCCCTTACCCAGTCATTTTAAACGCCTCTATGGCCCGATTTTAAAAAGTGGCAGGATAGTGGCAGGATACAGGTGCCAAAGGGTGGCACGGTAAGTGCTTGATTCCAATAGATATTTTGAGTACGATCCACAGTATCCACAGTAGTTTTCACTTTTACTCCAGATATTTATTTTTTATTTTTTTAAAATAAAAAATAACCTGAATAAAGGGTGGATACTATGGATACTGTGGATCCGAGCTCGTAAGTTATTGATTTGTATAGACCAAATAAGAATCATTCTCATTTGTATGGTGGATCCAAATCCAGGATGCAGTGCAGCATTTTTCAATATTTCATAATGTGAAACGCAGGTCAGCCGATTTGCGTATTAGTAAGGGCAAGAAAAGAGGAGAGTCATGTTACAAAAACCGCCAGCATTAGAGGTAGATTTTAATGCGATACCGAGCGACTTGAAGCGCATACCACGGTTTTGCCTGTGGAAGTACACGCTAGTCGGCGACGGTGAGTCGCAAAAGTGGAGCAAGCTCCCAGTACAGAGCACTGGCAAGTTTGCCTCATCAACCAACCCAGCAACTTGGACAGATTTTTTCACGGCACAGAAGGCATACGAGAATGGTAATTTTGACGGTATTGGATTCGTTTTTACTGGGGATGATAACCTCATTGGCATTGACATTGACGATTGCCGTGATCCTGAGAGCGGTGATCTAAACGACCTAGCACAGTCCATCATGGACAACGTGAAGGGCTACGTTGAGGTGTCACCAAGCGGTACTGGCATCAAGATATTCACCCGCGCAGACCTGCACTCGGCCCACGTTGACCACACCATCGGGCTGGAGGTGTATCCTAAGAGCCGTTACTTCACCATGACGGGGCACAAGATTGCAGGCGACGTGCCCAACGAGCCTCAGGACCTCACTGCGCACGTACCACCACGGGCAATGCGCCAGTCAGATGACGACTTTGCAAACTACACGCCGCCAGTCGAGGGCTGGGATTTGCTCCGCGTTGAAACGGAGCTACTCTCAGAGCTGGACCCTGACTGTGGCTACGATGACTGGAAGAACGTGGGTATGGCTTTGCACCACCAGTTTAACAAGGACGTCGAGGCACTAGAGGCGTGGGAGCGCTGGAGTGCGCAGTCCAACAAGTACACCGTGACGGGCATCAACTCATGCACGACGAAGTGGAACAGCTTTAAGGGTCAGGGCATCACGTTGCGCTCCCTGATATTTAAGGTGAACCAAAAAAAGCTGCAGGTGGCTCTGGCCAACGGAGAGATCGTGCTCGAGATCTCCAACCCGCTAGACCACGCAAGGAAGTTTTTGTCATCGATGTACACGGTGGAAGATGGCTATAAGCTGGTGCACTACGCCGAAGAGTTCTTCGTGTACACCGGCACGCACTACACCAACATCGAGGAGGCAACGGTGCGCTCCCAGCTGTATAAGTTCTTGGACAAGTGTCAGAAGCTAGACAAGAAGGGCGCGCTGGTGCCGTTCAACGCCAACCCTGCAGTGGTGAACGCCGCGATTGACGCGATCAAGTCCATCGTGCACTTGGCCAACGACCCGAACACCAAGCCACCAGTTTGGTTAGACGGTTACGCGCAGTCCAACCCGCCAGCTGAGAAGTTAATCAGCATGGTCAACGGACTGTTTCAGATGGACCAGCTGGTACTGTTTGCGCACTCACTGGGATTCTTCACGTACAACTCACTGCCGTTCGAGTACGACCCCACTAAGGACTGCCCACAGTGGATGAAGTTCTTGGACGACGTGTGGGGCGAGGACCAAGAGAGCAAGGACCTACTGCAGGAGTACTTTGGCTACATACTCTCAGGGGACACCTCAGAGCAGAAGTTTTTGAACGTGATCGGTCCTAGGCGTAGCGGCAAGGGAACTATTAACAAGGTGCTCGTTGACCTACTAGGCCAACACAATACAGTGGCACCACAACTGGAGGAATTGTGTGATACTTTTGGTCTGCAACCTTGGCTGGGTAAGCTACTCGCTTCTTTCACAGACGCCCGTGCCCCTGAGCGTAACCGTAGTGCTGTTGTTAGCCAAATCCTTAGAATTGTTGGCGGCGACACTGTTACAGTTAATAGAAAGAACAAGGAGTCATGGAACGGATACCTACCCACACGAATAATCGTGTACAGCAACGAGGTACTCCAGCTGACTGAGAACTCCAACGCGCTCACTGGGCGCATGCTGGTGCTAAAGATGAGCAAGTCGTTCTACAACAACGAAGACACCTCGCTATCATCTAAGCTCAGGTCAGAGCTCTCGGGCATCTTTAACTGGGTGATCGAGGGGCAACGTAGACGATTGGCACGCGGTGGCAACTTTATCCAGCCTAAGTCGGGCAGAGAGTACTTGGATCTGATGAGCGAACTTGGTAATCCGATCGGCTCGTTCATCGACGACGTGCTCGAGATTGGCCCCGAGTACACCGTGAACAAGGACGACATCTTCGCGTGCTACAAGCGCTGGGCTCTGCACAAGAGCATCACGCCGGGCAACGAGCTGTCATTCAAGCGCAGATTCTTGGCGGCGATTCAGGAGCACCACGTTGAATCGGACTCCACGCGCATCGGTGGCCAGCGGCAGCACATTTATAAGGGCGTACGACTGAACTCAAAGGCTCAGAGGTACATTGACAGTATTGAAAGACTAGACAACGGAGAGATATTTTAATGACACAAGAAGAGCAACTATTCACACTGGCCTGCGCGGCCACCATGGGCCTCATTGCCAGAGGGGCAAGCCCCTCAGAGGTCCGCGATACAGCGTGGCAGTACGCACAGTTTGCGCTTAATGGCAAACCACAAGATGAAGAAGTTTAGATTTCCACGCATCATTAAGCGTAGCTTGTTCGGCGTCATCTTTGGTGACGCTGGAAAGCGGCGGCTTATTCAAGACTACTATAATAAGCCAAAGCGTATTAAAGCTCGCTTTAAGATGCAAAAGATCCGCCGTGCCCATCAAGGCTGGCGCAACAAAGTACACGGTAGTATATGGGCGTTAAAGGTTCGCAAAACATTTGGCAGACGTAAACCAGTACCACAGTTTAGGAGATAGTATGAGAGACGGAGGCAAAGGCGATGCACGTCGCCCACTAGGCGTACCAAAGGAGCAGTTTGAGAATAACTGGGACGCTATATTCAAAAAAGCAATCAAGGATTATGCAGAGAAAGAAGCATTCAAAGGCGACACCGGCGGTGTACCATTGATAAAGGAAAACAAATGAACGCAAATCAAATAGCAAACGAGGGAATCGTTACACAGTTGGCGGTAGTACACACAATGCTACCAAAAGTAAAAGAGCTGATTGATAGCCAACTAGCCGAAATAGAGCGACTAAAAGCGTTGTGTATCTCGTACATCAACGACGAATGGTCCGGAACAAGTAGTTACCAAGAAAAAATTGATGAGGTGAATAATGGACGCAAATGAACTAGCTGATGCAATGGAAATCCGTGCGTCAATTCGCAGAAAGGCAACAAGTCGTAAAAGCGTACAAGAAGGTGCTAATGATAGACTTGCTGACCAATTAGAACAAGCAGCCACCATGCTACGCCAGCAACAAGCTGAAATAGAAGCGTTGAAAGAAAAATTAATAATGGAAGAAGAAAGTTATATTCTTTTGGATGAAGAATGTCTTTTTGCCAAAGAAGCAATAAAACTACATCAAGCTGAAATAGAGGCGTTGAAAGCAAAGACACTAACAGATGAGGAAATAGAAGAAGTGTATAAAACTTATTTTGATATGAAAACTGTGGACAAATACGCAATTCTTTTCGCTAGAGCAATACTAAGAAAGGCACAAGAGAAATGAACAACTATGATGCACATAAAGAAAGCATTAAAGGCAAGACATTAACTGCCTACGAATTAGCTGATGCAATGGATACAAAAGGCTTTAGGTATCGTGAGGTAAAGGCGGCAGTAAAAATGCTAAGAGAACAGGCTGAAACCATAAAGGAGTTACAACTAATTCTTGCCCAACAAGAAATTCATGTTGAATGTTATAGGAATCAACTAAGAAAGGCACAAGAGAAATGAACGCATATGAACTAGCTGATGAATTGGATTGGCATTGGGATAATGATTGCCGAAGTCCAGCCATAAGTAAAGCCGCAGATATGCTACGCCAGCAACAAGAGCAAATTGAAGAGTTGGAGAAAGAAAATACCGATTTGCGATATTTGATAGCAACCAAGCTAGAGCAACAAGATGGAATATCTTTAAATTCAATGGCACACCCTATTACCAACACCCCTGAACCAAGTTATGAAATAGACC